GGTTTCTAAGTATTTCACTAACTGACCGGTCTGATCCCATGTATCTGGCTCAACAACTTCCTTACCTTCTACCCAATCCTTATTGATAACGACACGCTCATCCTTACTTCCGATAATGTCATTCCATCCAAGTTCATGGCTATCATCGGATCGCTCAGGTCTCCAGCCTTGATCTTTGGCCAACTGAACGACAGTTCCGGCCGTTACTGGCTTAGTGGAACCGTGAAAACCATCCCATTTCCTAAAGCATTCGCCACCGTGATATCGTTTGGAATCGCCACGACTCCAACTATCCCAGTCGCTTGCGGTATATCCCGCATCCTTCAAGGCCATTCCAACGTTTACCCATTCTTGATAATTGAGCATCGAGGGGTCGATGTGATCTAATATTTCGAGCAAGTCAGTTTGTTTGTTATCCACTTACAACCACACTCCACCCATACTCGAATCATGATTAATTACTGCTGGCTTATATTCATGTGGAGCAATATCATGCGGTACCCGCCATCCATTTGCCGCGATCCGGTCGATCAGTTTCTTCGCTGGTTCAAATTGCCATGTTCCAACGTGATGAAATCCCTTAGATTCTAAGAACCTTATCTGCTTTGGTGTGGTTAATCCTTCAGATCTGCGTTTATCAAGTCTATCAAGGATCTTTCCTGCTTTACCTGCGCTCTCAATTTGATCAGGGAATATCCCTAATTTCTCAAGCGTTTGAACTTGTTTGTCAGAAGGTGGCCCCATTTCCCAACCGAACGCCGGGACATATCCTGCCAGGTCTTCAGCCTGAATGGACATTTCGAACTGCAGTGGATCTACGAGCTTACGCTTACGATGCTTCATCTCCTGGAGTTGCTTGGCCAAAGCTTCTTCTCGTGCAGCAACTGCATCCTCTGCCGCCTTAACTTCAGCCTCTTGAATATCTATAGGACTCCCAGCTTCTTCGATATTCTCAGTCATGATCTGAGCCACTTCGGGGGATGAACATATTAAGTGGGCTGGATGGCACAGTTCTAGTCGTTCTGTGTGCCATAAAAAGTCTAATAGAAGAAGGTGGTCTTTAGTGGGAAATAATCGAGTTCCGCGACCCACCATCTGCACATAAAGACTTCTCATCTTAGTGGGCCTAAGCACGACAATACAGTCCACAGACGGGCAATCCCAACCCTCGGTTAGCAACATGGAATTGCATAAAACGTTGTATTTTCCTTCATCGAAATCCTTAAGGATTTCTGTCCGATCATCACTGGTACCATTGACCTCCGCCGCACTGAACCCTCGAGATTCTAGAATGTCCCTGAATTTCTGACTCGTTTTAATTAACGGTAGGAATACCACCGTCTTGCGATCCATGCAGCACTTCGCCATTTCGTCTGCTATTTGGTGGAGATATGGATCAAGCGCTGTCCCTAAGTCGGCAGTCTTGTAATCCCCCGCCTGTGTGCCTACGCCCGTTAAGTCTAGCTTAAGCGGTATGGTCTGTGCCTTGATGGGGCACAAATAACCTTCTTTAATTGCTTTTGGTAACGTGTATTCATAGGCTAATGTTTCAAAATATTGCCCGAGGTTTTTCATGTCGCCCCTGTCAGGGGTTGCAGTAACTCCTAGCACCTTTGCCTTATCGAAGTAATTAAGTACTTTCTGGTAACTATCCGATATGCAGTGATGGGCCTCATCGACGATGATCGTATCAAAGTAGTCGGGCGGAAACTGCATGAGTCTCTTTTCTCTCATGAGCGTTTGAATGGATCCGACAACCACTCGGTACCAACTATCTAGGCAAGAATTTTCCGCTTTTTCTACCGCACATCCGAGCCCTGTCGCTTTCATCATCTTGTCAGCTGCCTGATCCAGCAATTCACCGCGGTGGGCGAGTATTAAAACTCGCTCACCATTTCTAACGCACTCTTCGGCAATCTTAGAAAAAACTATTGTCTTCCCCCCGCCTGTTACCAGCACTAGGAGAGTCTTGAGAATATCGTTATCCCATTGCTCAAATACAGCTGCTTTTGCTGATTCCTGATATGGCCTTAATTTCATAACTAAAAGCTCCCAGCCGTAAATCCTACTTTGCTATTTTGTGGCCCCTCTGCAGGCTCATAGAACTTTTTAATTTCATTCCTGGTAAGTGTTTCCCCAGATTTTTCACTTGTCCATTTGTGGATTCCAACTTTAGCCCTACCACCCGATCCGATCACAGCGCCCCAGTTCATAGTTACTTTTTCGCCCTTCTTCCGCTGACCGATGGCCGTAAAGAAGGCGCACAATAACCCCTCAGTGATAGAGTGTAAAAAGAGTTGATGCTTGATTACGGTGATACCCTGAACTCCTTGGACCTTAATGTGAACAATAGCCTTGTTGCAAGCCGGTAGTTTTTCACTACCACCATGACGAGCCCTCTCAAAATCAATAACCTCGAAATCATAATCACCTTCCGGAAGAGTTACAAAATCCGCACCATCATGTTCTATTTGATCGTCCCAGCCTAATTCGCGTCCCTCACTCATGTCTTTTTCCTCCTAATTTTTATTTAAACTTTGCACCCGACATAAAGGTCGGCATCAAAATGGCACGTCATCCCTAAAGTCCTTGATCATCTGGAACACCTGAACCCATGCGCCAATTAGAACCCCGTTAGTAAAATTTGGATCATAATTTTCAATCGGCGTATTCTTTGGGTAATATCCCTTACTGGAGACAGCCTGTTGAATTTCTTCTACTGTGACATTATTTGTGGTCATCAGGTCGGCCAATGGTTTCGGCACACCCGTAAGGTCTTGCTTTGGTGTCTCTTGCGATTGCCCTGGTTGCTCCTTTTCCTTAGCCTCTTGAGCAAGGTAATTGTCTAAGGCTGCAACATTTTGTGACTCAGGTGGCAGATCCTGCTTAGGTTGCTCCTTGGGTTTTTCCTTAGGTTGCTCGGATGTCTTCGGTTCTGGTGTATTGGCTGGTTGATCGTCTAAGTCTAAATATTTGACAGGTGGCTTTGGTGAAGCCGATTCGCCCTTAATCGGAATGCAGTGGGCAATTTCCTTGAAATCAAAAGGTAATTTAATGCCTAGATCATGCCTATTCTTAGCATCCCAACATGGGTGATGGGCTGTATGCATGATTCGCTTGCCGCCTTGGGCCTTGTTCTTTTTATCATCAGTTTTGACAACATAGGTCTCGTAGTTGGCGAACAGGACCATGTCTGCCCATTCTCGAACCAATGGCCCCACATACTTTGTAAGCTTCAATTCCCATCTGTCGTATGATCCCATCTCGTCTGGCTGGTCAAACTTTCTCGTAAAAGCATGAGCCGCTATTACAACATTTACTCCAGCTTCAACAAGTTCTTCTAATAAGTTTAGTAATTTTCCGAACTCTTCAGACAGATAGGTGTACCCTTTTCCATATCCAAACCCTTCTATGCCATCTTTGCCAGCTTTTGCACATAGCTCTATGGCGCATAACTTCTCTGCCCAATCCGCTGTATCGAGTCCAAAAGTATTTAATTCGTGAGGATTCTTTATGAAGTATCTGACGTGTTCAAGGAGTAATGTCCAACTGCTAGACTTGGGGGTCCTGGCAACATCCATGTGAAGCGTACTACCCTCTGTGTCGTCGAAAATAATACCAGGGAACTTCGCCAAGAAACTAGACTTCCCGATGCCCTCGGGGCCATATACAACAACCTTTTGAGCCCTCTTCACAACTCCGCGTGATATTTGCATTAAAATTCACCCGCTTTCCATTTAGGAGCTTCCTGAACCTGAACCGGTTCGTCTGCTCCCTTGACATAGCCATCTTCGATAATGATTGAGCACTCTTCGCCTGTTGATACTCTGGTCGCAATCGCTTGAAGACCCTCAGCCTCTAGCCACTGGCCAAACTCGTTTAGCGTATCCATATCCATCTGCTCCAGCTTGTCCATGAGAACAAAGCCACAATTCGGATTAAGTTTTCTGACGATGGCCACTGATACTTGCAACTGCTCAGATCCACTCATCCCGTCCCATCTCTTACCGTTATAAGTCAACTCGCCATCCACTACGGATAGCCCATGGAGAGGGAGGTCGGCATTCGTGAGTAGATCAGTCTTTTCTTTCCTAACGCTTTCAACCTGGGCAGTAAGCGCGTTGTACTGATTGCTGTACTCGAGGGCGTCCTGCTCAGCCTTGTCCTTGTCTAGATTGGCCCTTACCTTGATATTGATCGTTTCAATGTTGTTGATATTATTCTCCAGTTCTTCCGTGGACTCATCATGGAGATCTAGGGTTGATTTCTGGGCAATTTCGAGATCCTCTTGCGCTTGAACTAATTTCTCTTGAGCTTGAATCAATTTCTCCTGAATCTCTTTTAATTTATTTTCCATATCTACTGCTTGTTGCTTGGCAAGTTGTAAAGAATCTTGATAAAAGAATACTTGAGATCGTTTCCTCTGATTCTCGCCATTCTTAGCGAGTATGTTCTGCTGCTGCTTGATTAGGTCACCAGCTGAAATAAGCTCCTTGGGAGCGTCCGGATGGTAGGTCATTTCCTTGGCAAACTTCTGCTTCTGATCCGCAATCTGGCCAATGGCTTTGCGCCGACTGTACACTTCTTGTTCTTGCTTTTCCAATTCAAAGAGCTTGTCGCCAACGCCAATAATCTGTAAGAGAGTGTTGGCCTTTTCCTTACTAGATGATTGCATAAACTTAGGTAGATCTAACGCTAATTGTTCGACAAACTCGTTAAGTAATTGCTGACCTCCCTTCTTGCCATTGGGATCAATGACTTTTAAGTCGCTGTTTTTTCCCCTCCTCTCAACGACGAAGCCATTTGATAGCACAATATTTAGATTGGGTGGGATAACTGATCCATCACGTTGTGCATCAGACGGTCGGTGCTTTTCCCCTCCCAAAGCCCAAGCAATTGCATCCAGCACAGACGTTTTACCCTGCTTGTTTTTGCCGCCAATTACGGTTAGACCGTTCTGGGTAAACTCAATCTTGACAGCCTTCACTCGTTTCACGTTTTCGATTTCGAGTCGATTAATCTTAATACTCATTCTTTTTCCTCCTCTAATCCTTCAACCACTTCAGTCAGCATCTTGCGCAATCGCTCCCGGAATGATTTCTTAGCTTCAGTCACATACAAGCACTCGAGAGCTCCTATGCCTGAACGAATATTCCTCCACGCCTCGTCGATGGTTTTATTAGCCTCCCATTCAGCATCTGACATGTTCTCCTCGGCGGTCATGCCAATGGTTTCGACCTTATGCTCATTGTGCGTGTAGCCCTCGACTGTATCGCGGGAACCATCCCGACCCTTGGTAACTCCTGCACTTCGGGCTCTGTATGGACTTTCTCGATTTCGACAAATTGGCCACCCTCATCAAGGCACAACCCCTTGACAATTGGCTTCATTGGATCAGTTACTGTTGTCTCGACCTTCGGTAACTTCTGCCCCTTAATCCCCTGCAATCCATACCCCCTGATCCAGTTATACACGGTAGCTGTTGACGCATCGTATTTTTCGGCGATCTCCGGAGCTGTCATGCCAGCCCTTAGGTGTCGTTCTAAAGCTTCCTTCTTCGGCTTATTGGGGTTCAATATCCTCATCCTTCCCTTTACCATCCTGTCAATTTCCACCGCATCATCATCCGTACTGACTGGCGACACAAACTCCTCGAATGGTTCAATCATCTCGACCCTGCCAGTCTTGTTATACAAATCTAGGTCAAGCACACCACGCATACAAGGTTTTGTTTCGCCTTTTGGTAGTACCGTTCGGATATCAGCTGGTATACCCTGTCTGTACTCATCGCGCTTCATCCGCTCATCACCTCCAACTCCGCTACATAGCAATAAGTCGTAATCGGTCGATCCGTACACCTCTCACAATCCATAAAACAAGCCTCATCGCCACAAACCAACATCGTCAACCCCTCGAATTCCTCTCGCTCTGGCTTTAAGCAAGTCAAGCACCTGCACGGCGTTTTATACTTAGTCTTCGCATTCTTCATTGCCCGATTTGCATATCTTGGACGCTCGGCATTCATGACTTCGACCTGTATCCGCAATTCGTAATACCCATAAACCCACCGCATTTGTTATCGCAGTGATACAATGTCGTCGGGAACATGATGTGGCAACTAGAAAGGTTTTTGCACTTAAAAAAATCGCACTTCAGACACCCCGGGCCGCCATGTGGCATATCAACCAGCGATTCCACTCGGGCCAAATCTATGTTACACTGAGGTTGTATAGTTTCCTTTGGGGCTCCTTGTGGCGAGGAGTCCTTTTTCATGTTCCGGGCTTGATTTAAGCCCTGTAAGGTCTGTGCAATTCCAACAACCTTCTCTTCGGCCGTGGTGTGAATATTGCCCATGATCTCCTCGATGATTCCGATGGCGTTCGTATTCATTTGGGCTTTGGTTTCTAGGTCGATGAACCAGTTTTTTCTAGGCATTGATGTTCTCCTTTCTACATGTGGCCCTTTTCCTCTCTCCAATCCGATTACAAATATCCGCGATAATAACCCCTGTCCTCGTTAGCTCGGTGTTGTCTCCAATTAGCTTGAGTTGATTTAATCTCACGAGCTGTTTTCTGGATGCCAAGATGAGATTATTAAGCTCGATATTAAATTTGTTACCATCCCCAAAGATTAAAACGTGCCCCTTCGGAACTGGTCCGTTTGCATCCTCCCAAGCCAATACATGCTTTGCTCTCCACTTGTTCGGGTCCGCAATCTTGATATCGACATAACCTTCACTGTTGACCCTCTCAGACCCGACTGGTTTATAGTTCCAAGGCATACCCCCTTTTTTGAATTGCGTAGGCTCCCATCCTCCTGCACCCTTAACGCCCTTGTTAGCAGGAACATGCCCAGTGGGAAATCTACCATCAAGGCCACTATCTAACTTGTGATTCTTTTTGTAAGCCTTGATTTGAT